ATTCGCTGCTCGCGTCGGCCTGCACGATGCGGCAGGAGGAAAGGCCGGCGACATCGCCTAGCGCGGCCACGGTGGCGCGTTCTAGGGAGTCCTCGAGGTTGTAAACTGGTTCGGTGAGCGGCATGGTTACGGCTTGTCGGGAGATTGCAGCTTCAAGTCGATTGCCTTGCCGTCATCGTCAATGGCGACAATGCGGTAGGTGCGGCCATTGATCTTGCACCGCTGGCCCATCTTGAAAGTCGGGGCGTCGGCTTTGTTGAGCATTGCCGAGACTTCGCGGACAGCCTCAAAGCCGCCGTCGGTCAACTGGTTGGAATAGCTTTCCTCGCCAATAACGCAGGCGTAGTTGCGCTGGCCGTATTCTAAAGAGTCGCCAATGGTGGCAACCGTTTCGGCCACGGCTGCGCCGTAGACTGAGGAAAATTGACTCATTCCGTTGCAGTGGTGTCAGCGTCCAAAAGGTCAGGGTTACGCCTGGCGAAGACCTCTTTGCCGAAATCATAGGCTTCGGTGCTGTTCTCCATTTTGTAGGTGGAGTCGGACGGCACGGCAGGATTCCAGAAGGGATGCTCATGCTTAAAGGTGATGTCGCTCGGAACAAAGAACGGGAACCGGCGCGCACGAAGACTGAACTCGGTGTCGCTGAATACACCGTGATAATCTTCTGAAAGAATATTTTGCTGGCCGTATCCGAGCTTTTTGAATGTCGGCTTTGTGACGCAGAAGGTCACCATGAGCTTGTCGTTTCGGTAGCCGTCTTTGATCTCAAGTATGGCCGGCTGGTGGAGTTTGTCGGCCAGTGCCTGCTCGACCATCAAATCCCAGTGCAGCGGCGGGAATACGTCATCCTGCGCGGTGATGGTAATCTTGCCCGTTGCTGCATTGGTGGCGGCATTGTAATTCTGCACGGCGGTGCCTCCCACTTGCTCGAGGTGGCCCGCTGGCGAGGTTGCGTGTCGAAACCGGGACAGGATGCCAACCGACTCCTCGTCGTCTTCGCTAAAGCCAAAAATGTATTCGATGCGCTCCGGGTTGGCGGCGGCATCAAGCCAACGTTTGCGGGTAGCGGCGGCCTGCTGGGCTCGAGCGCGCGTCGGATGACAGACGGAAATGCTGACCGGATGCTTGGCAATGCGGGTGCGTTCAATGTTGTCGGCTTTTTCCGTTTGGCCTGTCATGCGAAGGAACTGCGTCCAAAGCGCCTCTCCCGCCCAGCCGTAAAGGCCGTCACGATGGGTCCATTCTTTATTTGCCGGGCGCGGAAGCGCCATCATGCAGCGGATGTAGGCTTCGGCGTTTACCATATCACCAAGGTCCAAATGCATCGCCCCAAGCAGCGCAAGAGCTTCTCGGCGGTTTGGCTGGCACTTATAGGCCGCGTGAAGCGCGGTCATCATGGCGGCATATTCCTGGCTGTTGCTCTCAATCACTTCCGGCCTGGTAAGCTCGGCAATGTTCATGAAAAGCTCGTAGCGTTCCGCTGGAGCGCAGTCCGGCCTTTTTGCGGCTTCAATGGCAAACTTTGCGGCTTTGGCCTTGTCGCCCAGCCCCTGATATTCGCCTGACAGATGATACAAAACCGAAGTTGTCCTTTCCGACTCTGGGATACTTTCAAGAATGCGGATATTTCGCATATTCCCTTGCTTGGGTTCGTCGTCTGGAAGATGGATAACCACCGGCTGATCGCACGCTGCAAGGCGGTTCCCGTCTCCTCCGTTGGGGACAAAGTTCTCGTGAATGCGATTTACCCATCGCCCCGCCGACCGCTTCACAAGTCGTTCTCGCTTGTTGTGCGCGATGCCTCGTCCGGCAACATTGTGAAAAAGAACAAATCCGTCGAAGTCGTTGCCGTATTTTTGGATCAGTTCGTGCAGGGCTTGTTGAAAATTTTCACCCGGCACATCGTCGGCATCTACCCACAGACACCATTCGTTTGACGCCAAATCAAAAGATTTTTGCCGGGCTGCGGAAAAATCATCGACGTGCTCCCATCGTTCGGAGATGGCAATTTCGTCTTTGTTTTCGTATACACCATACACTCCGGCGTGCCGTATCACGATGTCGCGTATTTGCTGGCTACGCTCGCAAGCCCCGGTTGCGTGAACAACTACAATTTCGTCAACAGATGGCTTAAATAGCGACAAGCATCTTTCCAACCGCTTCGGCTCGTTGTGCGTGATGACGCACAGGGATATTTTTTCTCGCATCTCGGCGGATGCGCCGCTGTCAACCAGACAAACGAAAACCCCCGGCGGGTGCCGGGGGCTTCGTGTTGCGGGTTGGGAGATGGAGACTACGCTCCGAGAGCCAATTTCGCGGCACCCGTGATAGCGCGGGAAGCGCCAAACACGCACGAGAACGAGCACCAATGGACGCCCGTGCTGGTGTTGAAGTGGCGGCGGTAGCCAAGCACCAAGCCGGTCTGCGGATCTGTGAGCGAGGTCGAAGCGAGATACTCGCTGGGAGCCTGCGGCTCAAGGGCGCGGACGGCCAAGGCCAGCGCGTTCGGGTGGATCGCAAAGCCTTTCAGGCTGATGCTGTTCGACGGGATGACAGTGCTTTCAAACACGTTCATTCCGTAAATGCGCGGCGCTTTACCATCAGCGATGGCGTCACGGGCTCCGAAAGCCGAGGCGTCCGAAACCGTCGAGAGCAGGCCGTCGTACAGGTCGGCGTCAAGGATGAGCGCGCGGTCCATCTGCGGCACGTTCTCGTTGGAGAGAGCCTTGCGAAGGGCGCGGACGTTTGCGAGCGACAGCGTGGTCAAGCCGGTGAGGCTGGCCGAGAACTGCGCCGCGCTAGAAGCCGTGGTGACCAGCAGCGACCAGGCGTAGCTGATGACGCTTTGCGCCACCGCCTTGCCCTGTTGGGTGGCAAACTTGGTGATGTCGGCAACCGAGGATTTGCTGAACTCGGTGTCGGACAGGCCAACCGTGGCGATTTTGTGCTGGTCCAGCGTGATCGTCACCTTGTTGAGCGTGCCGCCGGCGACTTCGTAGGAGTCGTTGAAGGTGGTCGCGGTGATCGACGCAACGAGAGGAACCTCGACGGTCGCGCCACGGCGCACAACTTCGGCGCTGTAGCTGGTGGAGAAAGCCGAGATGGGAGCCAACTCGGCGGTGAACGCTTCAAGCGCCGCTTGGGCGATGAGCTTGTCGTTTAGGGAACTGCTAATTGTTGCCATAAAAGTGGATTAGTAGGCGGATGCGATGATCTCGCGCTTGTGGTTGCGGAAATACTCCACGGCGTCAGCGCCGCTGAGTGAGTTGAAAATCTGCGCGGGCGTCAGTTCCGGCTCGGAAGACACGACAGCCACGGGATCAATGCCAACAGAAGCGACGATTGCCGCAGCCTGGTCGCCAGCACTTTTGGAGGCCGCGAGCAGCGCGGTGATCTCCTCGTCTTTGCTGGCCGACTCGGCGGTCAGGCGCTCGACTTCGGCTTTGAGGGTTTCGATTTCCTTGGCCGTCACTTCGTCGGCTTGCGCGCGGACTGTGTCGGCTTCGACTTTGGCCGAAAGTTCGGCCTGGAGGGCTTCAACCTTCGATTGAAGTTCGGCGTTCATGTTAACTTCCGTGGAGATGTCAACGGCGCCCTCGGTAACAGGCGCTTCGACGGTCGGCTCCACGATCTCGGGAGCTTCCTCGGCTTTGATGTTTTTCGCGGATTTGCGGGCCATAGAGTTGGAAAAGGTGTCAAAGCGCGCGCGGGCGCTTTCGGGTGTGATGGAGGCGGCGGCTTCAATGCCGTCTTCAATTCCATCGGCAAAATTCATGGCAACGGCTTGAGTGGCATCGAGCCACGTCTCGGCATCCATGAGGGAAGAAATCTCAGTGGAGTCCATGCCGGTCTTGCGTGTGTAAGCGTTGACCAAAGTCTTTTTGAGCTTGTCCAAAACGTCCGCTTCTTTGCGAAGATCGTTGGCGTCCCCGATGCTCATGCTCCAGGGGTTGTGGATCATCAGCATGGCGTTGTCGGCCATGAGCACTTCCTCGCCGGCCATTGCGATGACCGAGGCCATGCTGGCCGCAAGTCCATCAACGTGAACGGTTAAGCCGCCTTTGTGTCGGCGCAGGGCGTTGTAGATGGCCGCACCTTCGATGACGCTTCCTCCGACGGAATTGACTCGAAGGTCGATGTGCTGGCCTTTGAGCTTGCCGACTTCGGCCACGAAATCTTTGGCGGTGACGCCGCCGAAACCGATCTCGTCATAAATGCTAACCTCGACGCTATCGCCGGGCGCACTGTTCTCGGTCTTAGAAATTGCATACCAGCGGTTCGCGCTCATTGCTGTGCGGGCGGTGTCAATGCGGCGGGGACTGCCGGCGCGGGATTTGGGTTAAATGTGGCGATGCTGTCGGCGCTGATTTGGAACTCCGCCGCAAGGTCGGCCAGATATTTGGCTTCAACGGCGCGCTGACGAAGTTGGTCTTTCCACTCCATGCCGCGCTCGCTGTAATCCTCGGAGTAAGTGCGAAGGCCCGCACGAACATCGGCGAGATTCGCAGCGGCCTCACGTCCGTAATCCACGCTGGCGGCTGCCGGGCGCTGCCATTCGACTTTCCACCAGTTTGCATTTTGCGGGATGTAGCCTTTAGCCATGCCGACCGTGATAACGTGCGCCCACACGCGGGAGCAGAGGCGGTCGATCAGCAGGGCTTGCCGTTGCTCAAAGGTGCGTTGAGCACGTACCAACACGGCGCGCAGGGCTGCTCCGCCGGCATCGGAAGGCCGCGCGTAAAACTCCCACGGCACGCCGACATTGCCGCAGACTTCGCGCAGGAGGATGTCACAAAACTCGCGAAAGTTTTGTGACGGCCGGCTGCTGGTCCAAGAAATCAGATCCTCGCCCACACCGAGGCGCGGGATGGCCCCCCCGGCATTGCCCAGGGATTCCACCGTGAGTTCGGTGTTGCTGTCGGCGTTGACGCTCGCGGTGCTCTCGCCAAAGAAGTCGGCGCTTTGCGGGTTAGTTGAGCGGATCGCCATGGCGATATAACTGGAAATTTTCAACGCCATCTTCTCGAAGCCAACGGCATCGCCAATGTCTCGAAGGTGGTTGATGCTCGGAGCCAGCGGCGTGACGTATCGGAGTTCGTCGCCTTGAGCGGCTTCGCCCACATGAACCATCTGCTGCGCCGGGATGTCTTCGTAGTTGCTTCCAGCGTCCATGCCGTTGCCGATGAGGTGGCGGTAGAAAATCGGGCGCATCTGCGGGTTGACCACCACGCCGTCGATCACGCCGGGCGCTTCGTCGCGGGCGGCGGGTTGGCTTGGCGCGTAAATCTGGCTGCGCGCATCACCGATGCGGTGCGCGAGGATGAGTTGCAAGGCGGGATAGCCGGTGCTCTGCGTTACGGTGCGGAAGAAAACCTCGCCGTCGCGGTCAATGGCTATGCTGGCGATGCGCTGCATCTCCCGCCAGGTGTAGCGGCCTTGGATGTCGGCCACGCGGGACCACTGCTCGAAGTATGCCTCGGCGGCTGCGTCCCATGCCTCATCGCCCGAGCGTGCCTGCGGGCGGATGCCGCTGCCGGTGACGTATCTGGCTTTTTCGTTGACGAGGCCGCGCAGGAAAGGAGCGTTGTTGTAAAGCCAGCGCGAGAGCTTCATCAGGCGTTCGCGGTCTGCGCCCGAAACGTCAATGTGCGAATCGGCGGCGGATGCGTTGTAGGGAAAATGGCGCTGAATGGACGGGCGCGCGGCATCGTAGCTCTGGCCTTTGATGCCAAGCGCCTTGGTAACTAGTTTGAAGCGGTCGGCCAGTTTCATTGGAGCGGGTAGTTGAAAGCGGCAATGGTGGTGCGGATGGCCTTGCGACCGATCCACGTCTCAAGCTCGGCATCGGTCATGTCCTTGATGAGGCTCCAACACTGAAGCGCCATCTCCGCAACGGTGCCTGGCGTCATGTCGGGCGGGATCGTGTAAGAGAAAGACTTTCCGCCAGTGGAGGCCGAGATCATTAAGCGTCCCGCTTCAGCGGTGACGCTGTGCACATTGGCCGCGATGGTTTCCAGCGCCGTCACGGTGGCGGCGGCTTTCTTCCCGTTGGCTACCCAGACTGAGAAAACGAAAGCGCGCGGAGACATTGCTCACGCGCGGCGGTGTCAATTGGCGGGCGGGTCGTCGAGTCTTGGGCGGATGATGTTCCCGTATTCGGCCAGGGCGAGGATCATCAGTTCGCAATCGAGCATGTGGTTGGGCCGGCGGCCGATCTGCCGCCAGATGTAGTTCT